TCAATACATCTTTGTTTCAAGTGGTTCGACACACAGAAGGACCAGCCGCAGGATCTCCCTGCGTACCATGCGATGTATAGGTTGGGTTGGATTATTCTTTATCTCCCTCAAGAACAAAGCAAGCGATATGCCTGCCAGTACCAGGGCCAACAGATCCGTCCTCGGTAGCAATCCATTTAACGTCCTTTAGATTTCTCACCTTGGCTCCAGCTTGCAATAACATTAAGACCCACTTATCAATGGGGTAAACCATAACAACCTTCTTCCCCTTCTTGCTCTCCTCAATACATTTCCTAGCCCAAGCAGTAGCACCCTTCTTCTTGCCCTTATGTATAACCACGCCGAATGGTGGGTTTACATAATTGGATTCACCCCACTCAGCGTCAAGACCATCAAAGTCTTCTGGCTTCGGATAAGGACACGGATCAAAAGTAAATGCAAACTCTTCGTTGAGTTGATTGTAAAGCTCTGGCGGAGTAAGCCAGTAATGCTTCCCATCCTTGCTGTTCCCATTCTCAAAGCTCATTCCAATCCTCGCCTATTTACAATTTCCTTCATTCCATTCTCTAGCGCAAACTCATTGCCTGCCGTCATCATTCTTGTGGGAATATCGGCAGGACCATCTTCCAGCCACCAATCATTTATCATAATGCACATGGTGTATTCTTCTTCACCATAACGAAACTTGTGTTTCTTCATTTCATTCATTTGTTCTCTTCTAGCTCCATCGCCTTGTGCGATGCAACAACAATGTCTTCCGCTGTAATGTTTCGTAGGGCGTTACACCAGTATTGGGTTCGAGGGGTTTTATTACTCGCATCCTTACACTTCGCTTGTGGCAAACCAGCATGAGGACGGCAAGGTGCGTGAGGACAAGTATCGGGTTTGAATACCGATACGTTCTTAGGATAGTAAGTCATTCGATCCGCTGGGTCGTAACTTCCCCACAGCGACACACACGGCGTATCTAACCCCGCAGCGATATGGTTGACTGAACTATCTGGAGCCACTACGAAGTCAGCGTTGGCAACCACAGGGAACAAGGAACGAATCGCCTTGGTAGTGTTGAACAAGTCAATCACGCGAGGGTGATCCACCTTGAAATTGTTTGAGTTATCTAGGCCAATGATAACGGCGTGATGTTTAGGGTAGGCTTCCAGCAACGCCAGCACCGCCTGTTGCCCCATAGCTGGGGGGTAGGTGCGGGTTGGTCCACTAGATGAAACATGGTAGGCGAAGTAGGGGTCTGGCAGTGGCCACTTGCCCATCGCTTTTAACTCTTCGTGATCTGGTTCAATTAGGTACAGATTCGGCCTACAATACTTCGCCATCGTCTTCTCATCCCACACTCCCATCCACTCGTACACCCGCTGGTAGCAGTTGCCTGGGCCAGTGCCTAGCTTGGTGTTACCTACCTGACCACTGAACAGGTCATCTGTGGGTAAGTGACAATCATACGAATCCCACGCCTCCAGAGTGCAAGGCAAGGGGAATAGCTTTGCGCCTATGCCAGCGTATAGCGGAAGGTTGCGAGCAGGGGCGTAAACATCTACCACTCCACCCGACTCCTGCACCAAGTAGTTCACGAATGCAGTAGCAATGACAGCATCCCCGATAGCACCAGCGCGGTACACTGCGGTTGCTCCGCCTGCTGCCCTGCCCTTGGCGTAGGGTTTAATCTTATGAGGACAAGGCACAGCATCGTCCCAGAGCGCACCAGTTAACTCGTCTGGAATGACGTACGTGTTGCGAGTGTGAAGTAGATTGTCATCCACCTTGTGGATTGAGTTGGTGTTATTGATCCAGAGTTTCATAATGATTCCTTTCTATTTAGCTTTCTCTACCGCGTCAATCCTTTTACCAATCCAAGCCATGCACGGCACAGCCATAGAGTTTCCTAGAGCCTTATATCGTGGCCCATCGGGGCATTGATCCGCTGGCTTGTTACGCCAATGGATCATCGTGTGATCATCGTCAAAGCCTTGAAGGCGTTCGCATTCTCTTGGCGTGAGCCTGCGTACTGCCATTGAACTTTGAGCAATCACATTGCTTGGTCTGCTTGGCCTATTCTCACCCTCTGCTCTAAGTGTTCCAGCCTTGCTGTCTTCCATCCAATACCCTTGACCAGACTCACGCATAGCGACTGCCGTTTGATTCACAGAGCAAATCGCTGGAGAGAGGTTCTTTGTTTTAGCGCATTGAGTCCCACTCATTGCTGCTGGAAAGGCAATCGCCTCTTGCACAAGTGGAACATTCCCACCGCCAGTTCCATATCGTGATACGCAACTAGGAGCGACATCGTGCGGGCCAGTTACTCGGCTGTCGTTGGGATGGTTTTCGTAGAGGACAACCTTAACCTCAGTATCGCCAGCCTTTGTGTTTGCCTTGAGAGTTGGGCAAACAGATTTCTCGGTCAGTTTTCCTGTTAATCGAAGCTCAGAAGTTTGAAAAGCAATAGCCATAGGTTGCACAACATTCGTACCAATACCCGCCCTTGTTAATGATCCTGTCACATCAGTCTTATTTACATATAGACCACCATCTGGACGATCCGACCTAGTTCCATTGGCATCACAGAATGTAATGTTGTACGCAACTGGCTCAGTAATAAAATTATGATCCCTATTATGACCTGGCCCCTTGTAGTCTGATGCCATCAAGGTTTCAGCTACTGCCTCCAACACCGCATTAACTTGCTGGGTTACTTCGCTTGATTGGGGGCTTCGGCTTGGGTCGTTACTAGCTGTAAGGCTTGGCGCAACATTGGTGGCAACTCCTTGCCTCGCTTCTCGGCTCGGCGCATTATCCCTGCGCACGCTTTCGGACTCAAATAGAACCTTTGCGGCAAGACTCCCCTCTCCAAGATGTGCGACAACGAACACACGTCTGCGTCTTTGGGCCACTCCGAACCATTGAGCGTCCAGCACTCGGTACGCCCACTCATACCCCAACTCCCCCAACGCTCCGAGGAAGGAACCAAAATCTTTTCCTCCGTTAGATGACAAGACACCAGGGACATTTTCCCAGACAAGCCATCTAGGTTTGAGACGTTCAGCGATTGCAAGGTATGTAAGCATAAGGTTTCCTCTTGGGTCTTTGAGTCCTTGCCTAAGCCCTGCGACTGAAAAGGATTGACAGGGTGTTCCTCCGACCAGAAGGTCGATTGTTCCGCTTGGTATATTCCATTGTTCATGTTGTGTCATGTCTCCTAGGTTTTGTACTTTCGGCCAATGATGCTTCAGCACCGCTGACGGAAATGCTTCTATCTCTGAAAACGCTACTGGCTCCCACCCAATCGGCTCCCACGCCTTGGATGCTGCTTCTATGCCAGAACAAACAGATAGGTATTTCATTCGCTCTCCAGTATTTCCTTTGCAATTAGTGCCGCTGCATCCACCATCGTGATAATCTGGATAATGTCAACCGATCTTCCACGATCCGCGCGATTCTTCTCTACTACCAGTTTTTCTCTGGCAGTGAGAAGTATATCGCGAGACCATTTGAGTCGAGCCTTTGAATCTACAAGCATTAGGCCGACTTCATTTTGTACTTAGGCTTTACCCCTGCTGAACGTAGCGCAATGGCTAGGATCTGTTTAGATCCGCGCACCTTACCACCAGCACCGCGAGCCTTACCCTTCTTCATATTGTCTGCACGCAATTCTTTAATGTTCTTACCAATGTCTTTTCCGAGCATATACTATTCTCCTTGTTTGTAATAGGGATTAGGCACTGCAGGTGCTTGCACCCCGAAACTTGGGTTCTCACATCTGCGACAATCGCGAAGATCAAAGTCAAGAATCTCGCCGTGATTAAGCATGATCGTGAAGATCTTGTTGTGATCTAATCCGTAGTCAGTCACCAAGAATGCAAGCCCCTCACCCTTCGGAGTCATCATCCATAGTTCGGGATTGAGTTGGACTACTTCCACGCTGGTCCTGTAAACCACGCTACCAACACCCAGCGTGTACCAAAGATAGGTGCGCGAGCGCGATGCTCAATGTAGGAGGGGAACCAAGTACCCGCACCTTGTTCGCGGATGAACCTTCCGTTGACTAGATCAGCCTTAACTTGCAACCCACCGCCTAGGTACTCGCTAGGATCAGATAGGTTGACCACTGCCGTCAGCTTCCTAACTGGAGCCTCCGAGGTGAATGCGTCCCAATGCCACCAGAACTGCTGGAGTGGATTGTACTTTAGGATCTGCAACTGCTGGATGCCCTGGATGTCGAAACGCCATACATCGGCATTGATGCTGTCTGTTAACTCTCGCATCACTTTGTATATCCACTCGTAATGTGTAGCGAAAGGAACCCAGCACGATGAGCAGCTTCTTGCAAATGACTTGCGTGTTGTGCCGTCTTTGTTCATCACAGTTGCTCGCTTCATGCCCATGACCTCGGCATCCTGCCTTAGCATGGTGCATTGCGTAGGCGTGAGGACGTAGCGATCCACGCTGGCGGTTAGAACCTTCTGCTTGAATGCTTCGTTCATTTAGTCATCTCGGCTAGTTCCAGCAACGCCTTGTTCAGTGCGTACTCAAAGCACGCCTTCTTATCCTTCTGTAGATGAATCCTACCAGCCTCAGCCAGAGCGTTGAACGTCTTGTCATCCACCTTAATGTCGATCACCGCCGACTTAACTTCCCGAATGTCTAGTACTTCAATTTGCTTCTTTCTTCTCATTATTCTAGTTCCTTTTTTATACGATCTATGATCCAGAGGATTATGTAAAGCGCGAAATATATACCAGATAAAATTACACAAGAGTATAAAATCATCCAGCCAATTACCCACGTTACGCCAGCTATATCAGCAAAGAACATAATCGTCCTCCCTCATTCGGCGCAGTAATGTTCGGTTGCATATCCGAATGCCAGCCGCCCTGCACCACCAGCCGACTGTGCCGTTTCGGAAATCTTCCAGTAGCTTCTGGACGTTGTGCGAGTTTTTGTATTCTGGCATATCTCGAAGGTTGGCTAACTCTGGCCTAGCGATAATCTTCATACACTTAACCACCCCGCGCCTACGAAGCGTGCGAAGATCCATGATCGCACGCAAGGCAACCTCGCCTGCCAACTGCTGTAGCTTTTCGTCATATCCACCCTTGACTAGCGAGCCTTTGATCACTTATAGCTTTTCTTGGGCTTGCAAGTTGTGGCAAGGATGTTCCAGCATTGCGCTGCGTCCTGGGCTTCATCCTTGGTATCAAAGATGTCCATGAAAGGAGCCACGCCTTCGATGTGCGCTCCGATTAGGCGCGGTCCTAGAGCCTCGCCGTTCATGGTGTGCAACCGCCACTTGCCACACTCTGGTACTACTCGCACAAAGTTCATCGGCCTACAGCAACTAGCTCTGCTTCATCGGCCTTAATTAGCTCTGCTAGCTTGGCTAAGTCAGCACTCTGCCCAGCGTAATGAATACACATAGCATCGAAGTATCGGTCTAGGCCAAAGTGTTCTTCCACGCTGGTCATGCAATTGTAAACAGGGTCAAGCTCGGTCAGCGGGATGTTCCAGATGTGAACCATGATGTTCATCCAGGTCTGCTCGGCAAAGTGGTTAGGCAGTAGTCCTAGTGGTGGCATAGATAGTGCGCCTACCACCTTGGAGGAGATCACAAACACGCCAGTGTTGACGTAGAAGCGCGGGTCGATGATCGCGCCGAAAGTTCCAGCAAGCTTACCCATCGCCAGCTTGCGGTCTAAGAATGCTCCTTCATCGAAAGCACAAAACACGCCAGCGTCTTCGCCTATGTCGGGGCAATCGGCTGCAACCAGGACATCGGCATCTAGGAACGTGACTTGTTCGTAGCCCTTCGTTGCCATGATGTTTCCAATCGCCGACTTACTGTACTGCACAGGCTCGGCCAATGGCTTCTCCAGCGCAATGAAATCAATCTGGTGACGCTTACAGTAAGCTTCCATGCGCGGCTGGGTTAGTTCAAGTATCTTCTTCCACTCATCTCCGAAGGCTTGCGTGACTAATGCTTTTCTCATTTTGCGTCTTTCCAGATGACTCCATCTTTATCTAGGTTTGAAGACCAAACCATAAGGCGAGTATAGGTTGGATAACCCAACCCCCACCGCATCAGAGTTAAGCTGATTATGTTTCCTATGTGGTAGCAAATCCATGACAGAGCGAGTTTCAATTAGAACGCTCCCAATCATCCCCTGCCTTCAAGCAGAGAAGACCATCTGCTTTATCAAACAAATCCTTGGGAGGATCAACTACAAGCTGTCCGTCTTTCAAGATTTCAATGTCAGACATTTCAACCGAATTAACAGTCTCTGACATGAAATGCTCACCCCACCTACAAGGTCCAATGTCCTCTTCAGTAGTCTCAATATATGGCGTTCCATATGCAGAGTACTCTTCTCCGTTCCAGCTAAAATCCACCTCCGTCTCTTTCATAATCTTGTCACCTCTTTCTTTATTTGTGCGAGCGTAAACAAACACCGAACCAATGCACGCTCTAAATGATCGGTAGCAGTTTCGCCGTTGTTGTCTGGGCAGGGCGTGGATTTGTGAAGTTGCATCTGGGCTGTTGCAAGGTGGCGAATAGCTCTGGCAATATGGTAATCATGGGTTGGCCTATCTTTCAGCAACCAATCTCCATAAGCAGACTTGTCCGACCCCTTGCCCATAACGCGCCACACTACGGCTGCCGCTTCGTCACCCATCTCGGCTATGGTCGGAGGGGTCATTGGCTTAGGCTCTTGTAGAACTTATCCAACAACCCCATCAACCACTCTAGGTCCTGCGGGTCGAAGGGACTCTTCACAGCTTACAACCTGGAGGCGTGTAGCCCTTAACCCAGCACCAGATTTTCAACATAGCTTGGAAGGCAATACCAGATTGGTACAACTCATCGTCATCCCAGGTTCTGGTCATAATCTTGCTGGAATCGTTGGATGCCAAGACGATTGACACGCAGGCCGCCTTGGGATTCTCGCTGGCATTTTTGTAGGCCCACAATTGGGGCGTATCAGAATGTTCATAAAAAGGTGAGTATCTAGGATTCACCTTCCGATTCTTCAAGTCTATGATAGCGTCACCAATACCGCGTAGCTTGACGTAGGCATCGCATCTCCCCGCATACCCCGCGCCAACAAGGGCTTTTTCGCACCAGTAGGTTTTCTCAACGTTTTCATCGGCCCACTTCTTAAAGGTTTCAATGTATGGCTTGAGGACTTCGTCTGTGGAGGTTGCACGTCCCAGTAAGACGTTCTCCAATTCGAGATGCATTCTCGTTCCATGCTCCGCTGCTTTGCTTGTTGACTCTTTAGAGTCTTTAACCACCCTTCGAGCATAATCTTCGAGCGTTTCATTTTCCTCCCTTGGTAATGTCAACGAAGACATTATTGCCTGTTCAATTTTCCAATTTGTGAGTTGCGGTTTATCCAAAATTCCGATTACTGATGTAACGCTCGGAAGTAATCCAAGTTTACGAGCATCGGTAACTGTGGTGTTACGTTCTTTGCCGTTTGCACCTATAATGACGTGAGCCGAATCGCCATTTTGTTGATACCAATGACCCGCTTGATCCGTTTGGACCAAGCGGGAATTGGAAGGCTCTTTAGCTGATATGGTAAGAGCCATACAACTTAGAACGGAACCTGGTTGCCGTCTCCGTCTTCACCGCCAACCTTGGTTGTGACCGCTGCACCAGCAAACTCCTTGCTTGCACGGATCTTGTCTTGCAACCACTCTGGCATATCCGCGAACTGACCGCCTTCTTTCTGCTCGATCTCGTAGTAAACAAGATCGTTGGTAGGCTTGGCAGGAGCAGTCATGCCCTTGGGCAGCTTAGACGCACCAGCAATCGCGCAGTAAGCGCGACCAGCTTGGCTAGTCTTGTGAACGAGGGTAAGCATGGCTGGCTTGCCCAGCAGATTCTTTAAGCTGAATGACTTTAACTCTGCTGCGGTAAACGTCTGACCGCGCCATTGTTCCAAGAGTTTCCGTAGGCTGGCCTTCTCGCCAAGACTGCGGGTCTGCTCAATGGAAACCACCATCGGCTTGCTGACCTTGGTGCGCTTGCCATTCTCCTCCACCTCGAACTCATCTAACTGGTCAGGCAACTCAAAGGTCAATCGGACCTTGCCCATCCATTTCTCTTGGTTGTCGAAGTTGGTCTTCTGCGTGCCTAGATCAACTAGGCTATACAGCATTCCAACTGTTGCTCCCGATTCTGGTAGCTTGCGCTCTTGTTTTGCTGATTCACTCAATGTTAGTGCCATATGTATCTCCTTTATTTATTTGGGTTTATTGTTGTGGGTTGAAGTCGTTCCAAATCTTCTGGCGTGTTGACGTAAAATCCTTTGGCAATCGCTGGCATATATTCGACTTTGACATCAGAAGGCGCGATCTGTCTAGCTAATTCGCACACGCTGTCGGCGGTTAGGATAACAAGCCATTCTTTGCGACCATTGCGCCTAAAGAATACCGCTGGTATCTTTCCCTCTGGACAATCACGCTTGGCCTGCGCCATCCAATCTTCGGGCTTTAATGCTTGGCAACGCTTGCCCTCAATGTGAAATGGAAAGTTCGCGCAAACCACATCCCCGCTACCACCCTCTGGATTACCAGCGTATTGCTGACTGCGCCTAGCCTTCTGCCAACCCTGTTCGCGCAAGTAACTTGCCAACTCTCTCTCCCCCGCTGCACCCTTCGCCCTGCTATTGATTTTGCCCATCCATCGGGTCTAGCGATGTGGGTCAATATGTGTCAACTAAAATTTAATTACGCCAAGATTTATTTGCCCGACTTATATCATCGTTGAAATTGCGAATCATTGATCTGATGGTGAGCTTCTCTACAATCGGCTGGTTCTTCTTCACCCACGCCAATGCCTCCTCCATAGAGGTAACATCCTTCAGCCCATCCTCGAATTTAGCCCACGCTTCTTTGTCGGTCACAGGCTTGAAAATACCCGCCAACTCTGTCCTGTCGAGGGACAAAGTTTAGTGGTAATTGTTTTGCATTTTGCAATTGGGATTAGCCAGAACAAATCGTCACTCATCGCCCAGCACGCTACATAATCCACGCCAGTAATCAATCTCTTGGCAGAATTTACTCCATTCCCACACGCTGTTGTGAACCTGTACTTGGTTCTATTCGGCTCCATCACCTGCGCGGTCTTAACTTGTATGCGGTAAAACTTGCCGTCTTTCTCCGCAACCAAATCGTACCCAGAGAAGTCTTCTATAGGCGCAAGCACGTTGTACCCGCACCGCAGTAACGCACCAGTTACCCTAGCCACGCCTACCGCACCCACTTGGCGCGAAGATAATTTGTTTGACATGGCTTTATTTAAGGTACAGAGTTTTTACATGAAAGCGATAACAATGATTGCAGTAACGGCGATGCTGATGGCATCGGTGATGGGGGAAGATGATGATGAAGGAGTAGGTATTGGTGATTTTGCTGGAGGCGTATTAGGCAAGTCAGCAATTATTACAGGAAAAAACACAGCGGTAACATCGGATGGTAAATTCATTTGTTCTAATGGAAGAGGGTTTGCGACATCTGATGGTTATTATGGTTCCAATGGCAATCAAGTATTTGGCAATGGCAAATTGGTTGTTAAGTCAAAGAGCTTTTTCTATGGAAGTTCTTCGTCATGGAAGAATGGCAATTCTTATTATGACGGAAAGAAAGGCTCTTGGATTACAAGTAAGCCTAGAGCATCTGACTAACCAAGCCCTAGGGGTCTTGGCTGGTACTCATCAATTGGTTCTTTGGGTGGTGGTTTAACTTCTCGATCTAATGGTCCTTGGTAGGGCAAGTTAATCATACCAAGCCTTGAAGATGAATCTTCAATATCTTCCTTCCGTGGCGGCCTAGGTTCTGGTTCTAATGGACCATTGTAAGGCAAGTTGGCCTTGGCATACGCTGATGCAGAACGCCTCCTATTGTTCGAGCGATTCACTATGCCTTGATAAAGTTTAGCTCTATTGGGATCGGCCTCTGCCATTGTGCGCTCTTTCCGCAGGTACGCATCCTCGGTGGCGTTAATCAACTGCTCTGGATCTACTTGATTCATTGCATCTAATGTTTTCCTGCCAAACGCTCCGTCAACCTTTACTGGAATACCCAGCGTATTTAACCCCTGTTGCACTAATGTCGTGTACCCGCCAGGGCCGCGATTAAATCCTAAGTCAACGGCCTGAGCCTTCAATGGTTCTGGTACAAGATTTGCAATCGGGGCTGTGTATTCAATTACATAGTCTGTGCTTGCTTGCTCTCTTTGACCTGGGGGCAATGCAGATATGCGCTTAAACGCCTCTGGGTGGTACTTATCTGTGATTCCAGCCACCTCTCTTGTGCCGCCGTAGTCTCCAGATGGAATATCGTACACAGCCAGATTGCCCTGCTTATCCCTTCTCGCCTCCCAGTTAATGGTGTTATTGGCAACCCAATCATTGAGCGCATTACCAGTTCCTGCCCTAGTCCCGCGAGGTTGCACTGGCCGTGGCGTGGTTGGTCCTTGATATGGCATTGCGCTGGCTGGAAGACCACCAGCACCCTCATTAAACTTGCTTTCTATTTGTTTATTTAGCTCTGCATCCATCATCGCCCTTGTGTTGGGCGCACCACCAATTGTCGCACCGACTTCGCCAGCACCAGCAGGCTCAAGCAATAGGCGAGAAGACTCTCCGCGAATATCTTCTGGCACAGGAGCGTATGGTCTGTTGGTTAGATCCTCTGCAATAGAACGATTTGACATATCTTTTTCCATATTTCCTCCCTGTAGAATTCTATCCATTGACTCTCGCATTTGCGGGGTCAAAACTTCCTTGCTTGGGTTTACATTAAATCTTGCCATATTATAACTCCTGTCCTGCTTCTATGCTTCTTTGGTTTCTCCTAACAAAAATTTCTCTGGCTGTTTGGCTGGCTCTGTCATACGCATTTGATAGCGTTTTAACCTGCTCTTCTGAATCAAGTCTTCTAAACACTTTATCACCCAATAATCGCTCCGCAACCTTTCTGTTGGCCTTACCCACGCTGGTTGCGTATTCTTCATAAAGTGTCGGATCAAGCCTAAATCTTGTCTTCTTTCCAGTCCTTCTTTTCAACACTTGAAGGTCTCGGCCTGGAACTTGTGGTATGCCTTCTGTCTTGCCTGTTTTCTTGTATAGATCATAAACAGCCAAGGTAACATCATCATAAGTAACCTTGCGACCCTTGGTTGGATCTATGAAGTTGTAGATAATGGGATCTACTCCTTCTGGGGTAGATGGCACAGGTTGCCCCCAAACATTTACTCTTGAAGCAATATCATCAGAGTCTTGAGGCAGCTTTCTTTTAAGAATTTCTTTGAATGTATTATATGTTTTCTCGGTAAAACTGCTTCCCTCAATATCCCTTGCTCTAATCTTATCTGGCATATTTTCACTCATATACCTTGAGTACGCTGAAAGCTGATTTGGTATTGCTACTGCTGATAATGCTCCATAATAATTTGTCAGCCAATCATCAAGGTCTTCTTGCTCTCCCCTTGATACTGCACCTAGTAGGCTATTCATATTCCTTAGAAAACTTTGATTGAATCCAAATGACAATGTCGCTGGCAATGTTGCGCCCCATGTTTCCCCTATTGAACCATCACCGCTATCCCTTGCCTTCCTCGCCTCGTTGCGGGTTGACATGATCGCTCCGACAACGCCCATCTTCTCAAGTCCAACCAAGTAATCACCAGGCTGCATCTCTTGCTCATCACCTCCGCTTTCCAAATATCTTTGAAGTCCTGTTATGTTGACCATCTTGGGTGGCTCGCCTTGGTATTGGACATCCCTAACTTTTGGTGATTTAGATACCTTATCGGTTATCAGCCCAGCATTTGAAATTATATCCGCAACATTACCAATCGCATATCCAACAATAGATTTTGCAAACTGCATTTTTGCCCTGCGATAATTGCCAGTAGCTTGGTTCTTTAAGCCCTTAATGAAGGAATACTCTGGTATTGAATACTCAAGAATTTCATCAATAACATTTAGCGGGGTCTTAGAGTATGGGATTACCGCTGTTACTCCTGTTCTTACAACTCCAGCCAGTGGCTTGCCAACAACAGGAACCTTGGTCAGCGCATTGGGGGCCATGTTTAATAGGTAATTGATTCCGCGAGAAAGTGCCGAATCTTGTTGGTACACTGCCTCCGAAACTTCCTGCGCCACCTTATCTACTTCAGCTTGAGACGGAAATTCTACAGCCCTTCGCAACGCAACACCCTTCAATCCGCGAAGTTGTGCTTCCTCAGTAAGTCTTCTTGCTAGTGCCATTTTTCTTGCTGGAGTATCACCAAGCTGAAGAAGCCTAAACATAATCTCTGGTGGGATGCCAATTGTGGACTCAGATAAAAGCCTAATCTTATCCATTGTTTTGGCGGCTACAGCCCCAGCCCCTTCTGCTGTTGGTTGAGCCAATCCTTTACCTGTAAATAATTGCTTCATAGCTGTGATTGGCCTAAACCCACGGATGCTCTCACCAGCTAAAGAGCTTTCTGGTGATATGCCTGTCTTCAATCCCTTTAGTGCATCCACAAATCCTCTTCCTCCACCCTTTTGAACCTCAAGAAATCTTTCTAGCGTGCCTAATCCTAGTGGAGACGCAAACTGCTTGTCTTTTGCCAGATACTTTTCTGCAACACCCTTTATGCCAGGTATTCTTGTGGCAACTGGCCTTATTATATTTCTTTCTATTTGATCCAGCAATGACGCGACCTGCCTTGTCGCAGCGCGAGTTGGCATATTTACAGTATTGCCCAATATGTTTGATGTTTGAGATATTGTTGTTAAAAGATTTCCCCTAATAAAATCTGGAATTTGTTGCCCCAATTCCTTGGCGAGTAACTTTGACTCAAACAATGATAATTCAAGAGATGCGTCTAGGGCTTTGCCTAAGGCTGTTCTTGCGCTTTCTTTTGCCCCCTTGGAGAAATCAGTTCTAGCAAGCGCAAAGGCATCGTCTCTTTCTTTGGCGGCAATTTTATTTTTTGTAAATAAATCAATAGCTTGTTGCCTTAGTTCTGGAGTAAATTGCTTGGTGGATTTGGCTAGCTCCCTTTCCTCTTTTGTTGCAAACTGTCTTGCTCTTTCCGCAATAGTTTTTTGGATGATATACGAATAGCCATCTGGGGTTGTCTTAATGAGTTTTGCAATATTCAGCAATTGCCCAGCACCGCCAATCTTTTTGATGAGTCCATCAAACATCATGTCGGCTGTTTGAATGTCTCCAGAAAGTCTTGCATCCTCCATCATTACTGTTCTTGCTACATATCCAGTATTATCATCAACTTGTGCTATTGCGCTTACTTGTTGTGGAGTTAACTCCCTAAGATCCCTTGCAATTTTTTCTGGAGAAATGCTGTTTGTTAAAGCTCTTTCATCGGCAAATTTTCTAGCAATGTTTTCTGAGGTTTTGGGATCAGTAATCAATCTCTCTGCAAGCTGGCTGACCCTTTGTCCTGGCCCTGGCTTTGGAAGTAGGCTTGAGCGTTCTGCTTGTATTTCTCCAACAGTTTTCTCGACTCCTCCAAGTGGAAGCTCTTGTTGTACTGGTATTTGCTCTGCAACTTCTCCAGCAACTTTTGGTGCAACTGCCTCCTCAAGCTTTGGCGCGATAGTCTCAGCCTTTGCAAATGCGCCTCGAACAGCCCGCCCTGCTGCCGTTAATCCCTTTCTGCCAAGAGCGGTGATTCCTCCAGCAGTAGGTGTTGCGGCTGATGCGACAAAGGTAGATACTGGATACGCCTCTATGTCACGCTGTCTTTGCGCCTTAAACTCCTCTACTGCCCTCTCTCCAGCAATCTTCTTTGCAGCTTCTTCTTGCAGTCTGCCAGCCGCACCATACGAAAGAATTGCGCCAGTTGCTCCGAGTAGAAACTTTGGAACTGTTGGTATCGGTAGTGCGCTTATCCCTTTTACCGCAAGTCCAGCAACTGTGGTTGGTATAAATTCCTCAGCCACCGCCCTTCCAACAGCACCTAGTCTTGATGGCTTTTCTTCTGCTGACTCAAGTAATCCCTCTGGATCTTGCGCCGCTTGTTGTGGTGCTTGAGTTGGTGCTTGAGTTTTTGATTCAAGAAGACCCTCTGGATCTTGCTGTTCTTGCGTTTGTTGCTCGATAGGTTCAAGCAACCCCTCGGGATCTGCAACCTGAGCCATTGCGTTAAGGGACGATTGAATATCCCGAATCTAAATATACTTCAGAAACTTTCTTCCCAGGCTTAGTTTTTGAGCTACTGCTCCATGCGTTTTTCTTTATTCTCTGAACACTTCCATCTGGAGATTTTAAATTTATATATTCATTTTGAGTTGACGGAGCTTGCTCAACAGGAGCCGCTTCCTCCATTGGAGCAGAAATTTCTGGAGTACCCATGTACCCTGCACGCTCTTCCATCATTTTTCTTAGTTCTTGCTGACGAGATGTTGCCACTTGTCCAAATGTTTTTGATCCAATTGCCCTTCCTAAAATATCTATTCCTGGGTATTCATTTGATGTTCCAGAGTATTTTCTTGCCTCTTCTTCGGATTTAAGTGTTTCCACTCTCTTTCTCTTAATTCGAGCTTCAACATCATCAAGCCTTGCCTTATTCATTTCATCAGCAAAGTCATCTTGTGATGTCTGCATATTTCTTCCAGCCCCAGTAAGGTATGGCTCAAAGTCTGGGTTAGATTTTACAGAATCATACTCATCGGCATAAATGCGTGCCTTGGGTCTTCCGTTTTCGTCAATATCAATATATGACCGCATTGGTTTTACAACTTCTTTTTTCCCATCAAGATTAAAATTAAACATTGCCATATTATTTAATAAGTAGTTATTGGTTAGAGTGCCTTGCTAAAGCTAAATAAATTACCAAGACCAGAAGCAATATTTCCAAATGCTTGCGATCCTGTTTCTGCCCTAGACAACGCACCAACCTGCGCTCCGTAGGTCGATCCCTGATAATCCGCCAACGTGTTGTAAATGCTCGCAGCGTTCTGTGCGCCCGTGAATCCAGCATTGGGATTAACATAGGCGTAAGGATTGGCTGCGGAAGGTGTGGCTTGGAACCCGCCAGTTGCTTGAGGTTGCGATGCGGCGAGGTAGTTGTTAAGCAATCCTTGTTGCGTGCCAAGACGCTGTGAAGATAGGTTATACATAGTTGGACCGCTTGCAATAAACCCTTGAGCCGCGCCTAAGCGGGATTGTTCGAGGGCATTGCGAAGACCAAGATCCCGCGCTGTGGCTGCGCCAGTTGTCTCGCCAGAACCAAGGAACGCTGTGGCTGCACCATAGCGAGCCAGCTTGCGTTGCTCACCAGCCGCACCAATGTTGGCCGCCTCCTGCACTGCTGGTCCAAGGCCAAAGATATTGCCTCTTGCAGTCTGCGCTCCACGGATTGATTGTTCGTACCCACGGCGTTCTTCCGCACCAATAGTCGATCCAAGGCGAAGTTGGTTAATCGCTTCCTGCTCAATGGTGTTGCGAAGGTCTTCAGTCTGCGCGGTAGTGGTTGGACCAAGAGGAGTCTCAGCCATTGTCTGGTACTTCTGAGACATTGCCTTGACTGTGGCTCCAACTGTTGGATCAATTTCATTGATCTGATCTATAGTGCGTTGCTCTGGAAGACGAAGTGAATCACGAAAATTTTTAACAGCAGAAACTGAGCTTTCGCCAGAAATTGGTGTATAATTAGTATATAAATTATTTGCTTTTACAATATCTGAATTAACTTTTGTTAATTGAGTTTCAAGTTCTGCTATTTTTGTTCTTGCGCCAGCTTGTTGTGATTGGGCAATTCCTGGTAAAAGTTCTTTAGCCTTTGCTATTTTTGAACTTAAATCGGTAGCGGCTTGCGTTCCAATATCATAAAGCTGTTTATATTGATTCTTTTTAGCGGTATTGATGTCACTGATAATCTGTTCATCCGTAACTTGTGAGTTTAGCTTATATGCCAAATCTCCAGTTTGGAATGCGTTGCTGGCCTCAAGAGAAGAAAGACCAGTAGATAATTTGCCAAGCCTCTCATCTTCTGTTGTTGATAGTTGAGAAGTTTCTGATAGTCCAACCTTGCTCAATGATTCTGAAACTCTTGCAGATTTTTGATTGGATGTATTTGTCAACCTTTGTAATGCATCTTGTTCGACAATAAGGCGATTTTGAGCGTCTTCTTTTTGTTTTCCGCCAAGACTTTTAACTCTTGCAGTCTGTGTTTCTACAAGTTTTTTCTGATTATCTACTGCATCAATTGCATCCTGAACATCGCTTACATACTGCACTATCAACTTGTCATCTGCTGATAAATTTTTTGAATCAAAACTTCTTATTTGCTGGGCAAATTTTGAAAGATTTCCTTTTATTGATTCATCAGCATTTTCAATTCCTTTAATTTTTGCAATTGAAAATTCAACGGAATAATTATTTGCTGCATCAACTATATTTTTAGGAGAAGAAACAATTGAAGCTGATTTGTATTTATTTAATAAATCATTTTCAATTTCAGAAAGTGTATTAGCTTTTATTTTTGACGAATACGCTGCAAGTGCCTTATTGTAATTATCAATTCTCTCTGATGGAGTTGCTGCGTTTGGATCTATTCCAACCCTAGCTTCCTCACCAAGAACTGCGTCATTCTTTATTTTACCAGAGTATTTATTGGCTTCAGCCTCGCTATCAAAATACTTTGCCTTTGCATTGTCCTGCCAATCGGCACTCCAATCCCAATATGGTCTTCCTGGTTTATTTGGGGCTGGCAAACCTTGTTTTACAATAAAATCATAATACTGCCTATGGATCGCATCTCCCCAATATGCATCAGGATTTGGCAAGGATATAATCTTACCAGTGCTTTTTTCTACAAATCCTCTAAATGCCATATTATGTATTTCCGATATTTGACAAGTAATTTACTGGCTTTAAGCCTTGATTATTTAAAACGTTTTCTGGAACTGCTCCCATTGGGGATTGTCCATAAAGCCTAGCAAACTGTAGGGCGGCTTGTTGCCCCATTCCACGCTGGGTAGCAAATGCTTCTGGAGCCATTTCAAACTGACGGCGCATAGCCTCAACTGAACGCTGTGGGCCTAGCTCGCGCTCAACCTGTAACCCAGCCTGGGCTGATTTTTGTAGGTCTAATGCCGACATCTGGCGTTCAAGTTCACGCTGGCGGGGCATATATTTCTCTCGAAGGCTTTGCTCTAAATCTGCAATTTCTGGTTGTTTTTGTATGTACGTCTCTAATGACGATCTGTAAAACAAATCATTCGCCTTGGCCGCATCCATAGGATCGGGCGGTGGGGGCGGTGAAGGAATAGATGGAGAACCACCCATATTAAGCCAAAGCTTTCTGCATAAATTTCATATAATCGTACTTTTTTTGAACTCCATTGCGTTTGAAGATTAGGCTCCTGCGGGGGCCAAACCTATCCCATAGGATAGTCAGCAGGCATTGCATAGCCCTTCGGCTACGAGGAGTACTTGTACCATCAGTTGATGTAACAGTCAAGTCAACAAATGCGGTATCTCCGTCTGGTCTATGTAGGTAATGGATAGGTTCTTCTGACTCGTTAATTACCCTAGCCACTGCTACCCCTACTATTTCCTCGCCATCTTTGGCAACCCCAACCATGCCACGCTCGGCGTACCAACTAAACCATTCTCTGAAGATAGGCCAGCGAGACTCTGGCACGCCAGATAGCTCAATGTACTCCATAGCCGTCATATGGTCTTCTGGATCTGGATTGTGTCTGGGTTGGCTGCTGCAATGATTTGACGGACAGAAAACTGCCCTGTTGCGCTTGCAACCTTGATGGCCAAGTTACGCCACTTCTCGTAGGTGCGTAAATCATTAGCAACCCTATTCCTTGAGGAAGCAGTAAGAACGGCTGGTAGAACGAATGGCAGGGTTAGCTCGGTGCTAGATGCGTCTATATTGGCTAATACCGAGACAAAGGATGAATCTGTATCACGCTGTATAAATACGTCAACATCTTCGCTAAACGTCTTGTCGAAGCTTATCTCAAAGTGACTACCATGTTTGTCTGCAAAAGGATCGCCAAAGATAAATGCCCTGGTAGAAACATAAGATTCGTAATATGAACCAGCATCCTTGTAGTCACCCTCTAGCGTTGAGTCTAGGGTCTTGTAACCATTGTAGTTTGTAATTAAGCCATTAGAAGATTTTGCAGCAAGCCTGCGTCCTAGCGCACTAAAGTTTGTCTGGGTAAGTTGGATGGCTCCGTAGCTCCATGTTCCCTCAAAGGATTGCAGGATTGTGTTGTAAACTATTAAAGCGTTACA